TTTTGATCTATATTCGGTTGCCAATTCTTATTACCCTCTAGATTCAACTCATTCTTAAAATTGATATAGTTGGTATCCGTAGAAAAGATGCCTCTGTTGTTACCTCTCTTAAAATCATCTTTAGAAGCGGTAACCACTTGACCTGATGCAAACCAAGCTCTTTCCATCTCCCTTTTCTGAATAGAACGTCCTGACTTGGGGTCAGTAACATCGGCAAAATAGAAATCTAGAGGGGCAGATAATTGATCAAACGAACGGATTCTATTATTGTTCTGTTCTTTAAGATTTGTCATCATTCTTCCTCTACAATCATTTCTTCGTCATCATCCTCGACTTCGACATCTTCACTGGAGTCGGGGTCTTCTCGACCTTCAAGTTGAGAAACCAATTTGTCCAGAGTGGGTTCTTCTGGATCGGTTCCCTCACTCTCAAATTTTCTAAAATGAAGTTCAACTTGTTCCATCAGGTTCGCGGAATCAACCGGAGGCACATCTGCGAGTACCTGGTGTAAAGCAAGTAGACCGTCGTATTCAAACCCTTCCAGGAGTCGAATATCTATTGGTACAATATCCGAAACATCACGTATACGTTGAACCTGAAGTGGCGTCATTTCGCACACTGCGGGTTTCTTTAACATGAGAAGGTCCATATAATATTGCCCCTCTTCATTAGCTGTTCCTTGATTCATTTTCTTTACTTTGAATGGAAAACCATCTGGTAGAACCGCGTTCATACCAATAACTAATATTAAATTTTCAGCAATCATGAAATTTCCTTTACTTTCGTTTGTTCTAAATTAAGGGCAACCTGAAAGAATTGGCCTGTGGATAATGGTTGAATCTTCATATCTGTCACGTTAATCATGGTGAAAGCGAGTTCTTCTACATGCCGAAGTCGCTCGTCCTTTAACCATTGTCTGACGAACACATCGATTGCTATTTCATCGTTGGGCAAATAACCGTTTATTCTAAGTAACAGAGTGTCCTGAAGATAAGGCCAGCCATCACCGAAAAGGGTGTAACTATCACTAGTCCAAGGAATCAACTTGATTCTATATCCACCTTCACTGGGATAAGTTGATAAAGTACCAACTATACCATTCTCCACGATTATTACCGTGCTAAGTTCGAATGGTTCGTCCATGAAGTGTGTGACTAGGTTATCATCATCATATAGTGCGAGTACTTTGGATCCATGTTCGACTGATCCAATATACGCTACCGCCCTATTGTTCTTGACCTCTATCTTGTCAGATATGGCACTAGTGTTTCCAAAGATAGATAGATTATCTATGATTAGTATATCATCAGTGATTAATGCTATGGTCATTCGTCAAAATCCTCATCATCAAAAGTGTTACATATAGAACACAAAACAGCCTCAGGAATATCATCTTCATCATCATAATCCAAATCTGTACGATAAGTTATGACTTCTTCCACACCGTTGACCTTGATCTTAAGTGGTGGATCAAACTCTTGGTGATCAAGACATTCAGCTACTGTGAACTCCGTGGTTCTGTTACATTCATAACATTTTACCTTTTCAATCTTCATACAAGATTACTCCAATTAATAGTTAAAGAAGGGTAATTCAAGTCGTTGTCTTCCACCAGAAGACTCTGACCGCCAGAATA